TTCCACGGGCAACGTTAAGATCAAACTGTTCGTCCCAGATATAATTACGAAATCCCATTATCTACAATTCCAACGTCTCAATGCTTTATTTATTCTAGAATCTGGATCTCTTGCTGTTTTAGAAGAAGTTCGTTTGGATTTCATACCTTTCATTCTACTACAAAACGAAGAACGACGCTTTTTTCTTTTACCTTCTGGATTTTTCTCTGTTACAGCAGTTTGTAATTTTGAACCTGGATTTTCTTGGCGATATTTTTTTACCGTATCTTTGCTCATACCATCAGTTCTGTCTTTGCGATTTGCTGATTGCCAATCTTCATCAATCCAAGATAATGTTCCATGATTGTAGTGCTTTGCACTAGTAATGGTAACTGTACCTTTAGGTGTAGATGGATATACGTTTTGAACTACTGCTCCAGGATACTCATTTTGAAGTTGTTCACCAAGTTCTTTTCTTGATGGTAAATCTCCATTCTCTATAACCATTTCCATATTATAGAGTCTTCCTCTCCAAAGAACGTCGGCGGTAAAATGTTCACCGACGTTATCTACTTTTTTGGCAGATCTCCTCCAATAACAATTGTACCAACACTGCCTCCAGAGATATTAACATCTTCTTTTACACAATTAGGAACTACTTTACCATTCTTTTTCTTGGTTCCCTTTGCCTTGTAACCATCCCAGCACTTGCTAGCACCAACGTTGGCGCGTGCTGTTGCCATTTTACCCTCAACATTAAGAGTTTCTGGATAATTTTTATCACCTGGCTTTCTTTTGGGTTTTCCTGCTTTACGTCTCGCATGAATGTTGTCCCAAAGACCTTTCTTCTCCTCAATTTCTATATCATCACTCTTTGAACACTCACAAGGTGTCTTTTTACATTTGCCGCATTCTTCTTTAAGTTCTACTTCTTCTTTAGTAGTAACTTTAAATAATGGGGAATCAAAATTTGCATGATTGCTAGGAAGATCTGAAGTAGAGAACTGAAGAACTCTTCCTCCAGGATAAACCTTCTCAATTTCTGCTTGAATATCTTTCTTTGTAGGTAACTTTGCTTGTGGGAAGAACATTCTTAGATATTGTGAACGTCCCCTCCAACTAACAATGACTGATAGCAAATGACCAAACTCTGAAGGTAGTCTAACTGCCTCTTCTAGTTCAACTTCCTCATTCTGACGCTCTGCTTCTAACTTAGCAGCAATCGCCATTTGGCGGATTTTTTCATCAGACTTACCTTTAAATTGAGGTTTTTTAGACTTACGAAAATCTTTAATTACATCTCCCATGTCTGCTTTTGCAAGATCCATACCTTCTTTTGTTGTATATCCTGCTACAGCATCTGTATTATGCTCAGTATCAGTAAGTTTTGCTTGCATCCAGGCAGGAAGATTTTTTTCCTTTTTACCAATACTCTTCTTAACTTTCTTTAAGTTTTCTTGGGATTTACTAATCTGTTTATGTGCCATGGACACTTCATGATCTTTTTCTTCTCTCTGTGAGAGTAAAGATTCTGGTGTAATTAAGTCAATAAATTCTACAAATTTGTTACCAAAAGCATCTTCAATTGTAACTGATTCATCAACATTTGGAATTGGTTTGCAACAGTTTTCTTCAGAGCACCAATAGTGCCCATCACTACACCTCTCCTCTCCAAGAATTTTATCTACTAATTTTATTTCTTCTTTCTTAATAGTTGGTAGTCCAACCTTCATAGAAGGACGCAATTTTTTATCGGCAACTTTTCTTTCATTTTCATTTGGAGAATCCTTCATAGCAGCAATTCTATTCTGCTTTCTTGCTGAAGAATGTGCTTTAGTATCTATATTAAAACTGGCCATTATCCAAAAGAGTGCTTTTTACTATTTATCGTTTAGTCGCTTTTGATTTTTTAAATATTTAGATAACTCATCTGTAGATCCAAAAAATACTGCATTGTTAGTAACATTTGTTGTCTTCCCTTTGGGATTTTCCTCATCAAGTTCTTTCATCTTCTTTTGAAGATCTACTATTTTGTCCGTCGCATCTGATACATTTTTAATTAATTGTGCAACAACTTCATATGCTCTTGGTTGTCCACCATCAACAGCAATTTCTAAAGCACTATCAAGTGCTTCTTGACCCTTTTCTATAATTGAATATAAATTTCCTCTGGTATATTCATAATCTTTAGTAATATCTTCATTAGGATCTTTTATAGGAACTATTTTATCTTTTCTTTCTTTTTTTCTCTCTACTATATCAGCATCAACGTTAAAAGTTGAATTTAAGTCATCGAAGTGTTCTTTCATGATTTTTACCCACTAAAACCAAAGTCATCACCAGCACTGATTAAATTATTATCAGACTCATCTATTCCATATATTGCGCTACCACCAACATGCTCAGCTGCTACTGTATTGTAAGCAGCTCTTGTGACTGTAATTTCATTACCATTTACTGATCTAACATAAATTGTTTCCTCGTCAATTGTTATATAAGTATCTGCTGCTATTTGGGATCCATCTTCAACATCAAGAATGGTAGCATCTGGTAAAGTATCTATATTTAATGTTGTTTTAACTATTCCTGTATAATTTTTAGTTGCTACTGGTTTCTTATAAATTAGATTTCTTGCTCCTGCACCAGAAGTATCTGCACCAGCAAGACCAATAGATACGCTCTTGATAACATCTCTGGTAGAATCTTTAACAGGACCAAACAAGTATGTTTTAGCTGTAAACTTCAACGTATAAAGTAAAACTCTTCTTGTTGTGAAATCTCCTTCATAATTATCTTCAAAATTAACAGATTCTAAAGTTATAGGAACATCTCTTTTCTCACCAATTGTATCCACCAAATCTATAGTCAATGTATAATTTGGTTGAAAGTATGGAAGTATTTGTTCAACTATTTGTAAAGCATCGTCATTTAATAATGTCATTATAGACAACTCAAAGTCCATATTGTATGGTACAGGAAAATATACTTTTTTAATATCAGTCTTATCTGATTTTAGTGTAGTTGTAAAGTGTTGAGTTCCTGCTAATTTTCTACCAGTATCATAAGATATTCCTGTAAATTCAAATGACATTCTAGGAAGACTCATTTGAACTGGTTTATTTAAATTTGCTTGCTGCTCAATCCTAGCAAGAAATTTTTGAGTGGGTCCATATGCTAATGGAACTTCAATTACTTCTTCTGCTACCCCATCAGTAGATTCTCTTTTAATTTTTATATTATTAAAAAGAGTTCCAAAAGATATTACAGTTTTTCTGAATATTTGGTGGTAAAAATGATCAAACATGGCTTTATTTTTTTAAGGATTTCCGAAAGGATTTGACTCACTAAAATCTAGTATGTTATCTGCTTCGATTTCAATAGTTTTGTTTTGTTTGAATTTATCTTCAATTTCAATATCATTATTTAGAATAGTATACTGTGCTCCACTTTCAGATCCAGTTAAAATCTCTCCATCAATAAATGTTCCCAATATGTTGCCCAAGGTTAAGACCTTGTTAATAGTATCCCAAGATTTTACTCTTGCAGTAGAACTGTTTGCAGATCCAACAACAACTTCATTGAATATAAATTTACCAGTTCCTATTACTACATCAGGAGGATCTATAACAACAGTAGGAACTTCAGCATAGTTGTTTCCACTATCATGAATTACAATAGAGGTAACTATTCCAGATTCACTAATCAATGCTGATGCTACAGCAGGAATAAATCCAGTCAATCCTGCCCCAACAAATGTAACATTAGGTGCTTCATAATAACCACTACCTCCACCAGTAATTGTTACTACACCTACAGCATTATTTGCAATTTTACATACTCCATATGCTCCACTTCCACCACCTCCAGTAAATGTTATACGAGGAGTCACTGTATATCCATATCCAGGGTTTATAATATCTACTGCTTGAACTCTTAAAGACTCTTCAGATGTATCACATAGATCAACAATTCCAGAAATCATAGATGCAATTCCAACAGCAGTTAATCCATTATCTGGTGCAGAAGTAATTGCGACTCTTGGAGATTCAAAATATCCAGAACCTCTATTTGATATTGAAACAGTTCTTATTGCACCATCCACTAAACCAGTAAATGCTGTTGCAGTAGTTCCAACTCCAACCATTTGAAGTTTTTGTAAAAATCCTTCTTCCTCTATATTATCATCAATTTCATCTACACCCGTAGCAATAATTTCATCATTATAAACATATAGCTCACATTTTAATTCATAAACATAGTTTTTTTGTAATTGATAAAAAGGTTTTTCATGTTCTACATATTTTATTTCGAATAATTTATCACCCAATGGAAAATAAATTAAGTCCCCCTCTTTGGGTCTCTCTGTTAATTTTGTATTCTCTATGGGTTCAATAATGGGTCGTATTCCCAACTCATACCTTTCTTTTGATATTATTAGTGTTAAATCATCTACTTCTTGAACACCAAATTTTGATAGTAAAGTTCCTGCTCCACCAAAACCTTCATATGTATCTACATATGCTTCAATAGGAATAGCAACAGTAAATTCTGATCTAGAGACTTCTTCTAATATAGTTTTTTCATTTACAAATATTCTTGGAATGTAATAAATTTCTATCCCAAACATCTTAATGTGCTCGTTTACAAGGTCTTGAACTAAACCTTGTTCTCCAGAAGATCCGTGTAGAAAAAATGGATTTAATGGCATAATACTAACCTATCATATCGAACGGTGGTAATTCATAAGTAGAAGACATTTTCTCCATCAATGCAGCAATTTCTTTTTCTCCATCATCATACATTTGTCTTCCATTTAGTTCCACTCCTCCAGGTAATTTAACTCCTTGGAATTTTATGAGGTTTTGACCCCACTGCCTTTTAATTAATGCTGTTAAGTATGGTTTTAGAAAAGAATCATTCCATACTTGGGGAGAATCTGCTGGATCCAAAAGTCTATAACAATCAATAATCAAATATTGCCCAGGTCTAAGCATTCCCCAATCGACATCTAAATATAATCTATCTTGTCTCTGATTGTATCTTATTTGTTTTTTTGTACTTAGTAAAAAATCTATATCTTCAAGGTATCTTTTAACCATACTATAACTTAAAAGTTCTATAGAACTCCAATTATAAACTTCATTTAAAAATAATTGATATTTTACACTAAACATTCCACTAGAAATTGAGTTAGCACCCTCAAAATTCATAACTTTATTGATTCCCATAACATAATCTGGTATTTGTATATAATTACCAGTCTCAAAATAATTAAATGATGTTGGAGTCCCTGCAATAGTTGTATCAACAGTGGTAGTCGTAATTCCAACTCCCCCCATTGTTGCGGTTCCCCTATCAATATCTTCTTGAGTAACTTTATACTTTAAAAAAGTTTGAATAACCCCATCAAAATGGCGCTCATAAAAAAACTGTAGCGCATCATCAACCAAATCTTCTATCTGTTCATCAGCAACATTGATTTCCAATACAGGATATCCAAGTTTCCTTTTACAATAATCAATTAATTCTGTTCTGGTTGTTGGTTTTGCCATTTTAGTTATTCTTGCTTAAGTTTAATAACAAACTTTTAATATCATTTATATCATTCTTTAAACTATTTAAATCTGATTCTATTTTATTAATTCTAACAGAATCTCTTTCCTTCATTTTCCTTAATTTTATGTAGGTTTCATATCCAGATTTGTCTGTATTAATAATCCCGTTAGTGACAGTATCTCTAACGAGATTATTATGACCTTCTACCTTTAGTCTTTGATTATATTCCATTATGCCAAAGCAATTACTCTAAGATCCTTTATCCTTGGTGGATTTGACTGACTTGTAGATGAACCAATAATTTTGATACTAAAATATCTAAACTCTGGAAGATCATCTGCAGTAAATGTATAGTCATTAAATAATACATCATTAGTATTTGATGATAAAACATCAGTCTTAACAACTTTCTTATCTGATAAACCATCAGAAGCAGAAATATCAATCACATTTCCATTCACATCCAAATTATTGTATCCTGGGAAGGGATAATAAACTGGATCATTTTCTGTAGTATTTGAGATCGAATAAAATACTCTAACATCATTAAATATATTTACATGTGCAGAAAGTAGAACTTTTAAAGAAGTTGCTGGATTTTCCAATTCAACTGGTAAGTTACAATAAATGAATTCATTAGGATCAGAGTTTAAAGTAGAAGTTCTTGGATCATTTACATAGTCAGTTATTGGGGCATTTACCCTATTTGATGTTAGAATAACACCTATTCTATCAAGATCAACTACTGGAGAAACTCTAATATCAGCAGAAGATAGACTTAGCTCTAATTCTAATGATTTATTTGAAATTAAATTTGTATTATGAATGGATTCATTGACCGTTGATGTTATTAATCTTGGTTCTGTAAAATAATTAGTTTCATCTAAGGTAATGTCTACTATTGGACTTTCTAAGAACGATACTTCATTACCATCTACACTAGTTCCTGTTATACTCTTAAGTTTTGCCGTTACATTAGTTTCTGGCAGAACTAAAGTTTGTACAATAGGTCTCATTGATTCATACTGTATATTTTGAGTTGCATTTACAAGCTCACCACCATCAGATTTTGACTTACGAATGTAAAGTTTCTGTACACTTGGATCAGAATCTCTATTGATACCATTTTGAGATGTATCTAGTTTTATGTAATAAAAATCAAAACCTATAGATCTTGGAACAAGTGCATCTTGTAGATAATGTAGTTTGTTTATTCTCCTTAAAGAAATACCATTATTTTCATATTTAAATACCGTAGTTTCTTCTGGATATGATATTGATTGTGTATTATCAATTTGCCTTGTAATTCCAGTTAAAGTTCCATTTGATATTCCAGTGTATGAAATAATCTCATCATTTATTAGAATGTACCCAGGATTTGTTGCACTAACTTCAATATTTTCAAATGTTGTGAAGTTTGTTGTGCTAGCAATACTAACAGGACCAGAGTCCGAGAAAGTATATTCTGCAGTCAGTGAAGTTGGTTCTATATCAGATCCTACTTCTGATAACTGGACAACATTTGTTTTAGAATGCATTGCATGGTTTTTATGATTTACTTTAATATGTAAACCATCTTCAAATGGAGATGAAATCTCTATGTTTGAAATGACAGAATCTGCTCCACCAGTATCAAAAATAGTAGTGGTTATTCCTAAAGAATTATCATATAGTAATGATTTTGATGTGTTATTCTCAAAATTACCCTGAACATTATCCACTACTAATTGATTAATTCCATTAATATTGGATATAGTAAATTGTGCATTTTTTCCTAAAGGTTGTGAACCAATACTATCAATAGTTACTACATCACCTTGCTGATATCCAAATCCACCCGAATTAATAGTTGCTGCAATTGCAACTCCATTTGTACTCCCATCAGCGCCTATAGTAATATCTGCTGTTGCATTTTTACCTAAACCACTTACCGATGTTAGAGATACTCCATTAAATGTAAAAGAAGAACCATCTGATGGAGTATATCCAATTCCAGCATTTGTTATGGTTAATTGTCCAGAAGCAGATCCACCATATCCAACAACATCACCCCTAACAAAACTATTGTTTTGTTGTTTAATAGTATTTCCAATATCTAAAGATGTAATATCTATCACATTTGTAGTTGTTATAATTACTTTTCTGGATTCAAATTCTAAAGGATCTGGAACCAAAGTAGCTATTTGATCATTACCCAAATCCAACCTTGGGTTAAAGAATGATATAGTTCCTGGGGAATCATTATTAAATGTAGCAGCATATAGTCTAAACTTCAAATCTTCATATTGACTTGCAGTCCAGGTAGATCCATTTTGAGATTTAAATAGTGATCCCAAATCTGGTTGCTGCGAAACAAGAGTTTGTCTTGATTCTTCTTGAAGTAATGTTGATACGTCAATCTCTCCCATTTTTGAAATCCAAACAGTATAATCATTTGAATCACTTAATAAAACTATCGCATATTCTTTATTACCTTCCAAATATATTGGGGATGGGAAGAATACTTCAGTTACTGTTAAAGAATCTTCGGAAGTAAATACCTGTTGTGGATTTATGACAACTTCAGAAAATGGACAAACTTCATTTGTTGGATACCCATTAACCATAGGTCTTAATTGAACTGTAACTGGTATTATTGGATCTTTAGTTCTAAAGAATAGATCAACACTAGTTACAAATATACCATTAGTTTCACTAACTAAAAATGATTGTGCTAAAGGATCCCTATTTCGAGTTGACCTAATTAGTTGTCTTGCGAATCTTCCTGCACTGGGTGGATTTCTTCTGGGTGGATTTCTTTGACCTCTACGTCCTTGGTTCGGTGCTGGAGCGGGACGCCCACGACCAGCACTTACTGGTT